AGACGTCATGGCCCATCAATCGTAGACGTAGCCAATCAACTATGGAGGTTTTAATGGCACGCAAAGCAAACCCTGTGAGCATCAGCTTCACAAAAGAAGAACTTATGGCCGGAATCAAGATGGCTGAGTTTGATGTCGTGGGATCGGCAGAACACATCCTTTACGCAATGATGCCGCCAAAGGAAGGCAAGATTTCAACAGATGATTTGCGTGGATATCGCGATGCGATTGACTACTACGTCAAGATGCGCGGTGCGTATGAGCGTAAGTTTGGGGAGATCAAAGATGCTGTCTGATTTGTTTGACACCCCGACCTACAGGCTGGTGCGTAGGGATGACCCTGCCACTAGCCATGACGCCGCAGAGAGCATCGACGCGACGGCCTTGGAAAGCGTAGTAGCCGATGCAATCTGGGAGTTTGGTGCAGCAGGCGCGATTGCTGATGAGGTCTGCAATGCCCTGCCGCATCATGCTTATAACAGCATCACACCACGTTTCAAGCCCCTGAAGGACAAAGGCATCATCATCACTGATGGTAGCAGGCGCAAAGCCAAGTCAGGGCGCGGCCAGATGGTCATGTGGCACAAGGAGTTTTTTCAGGGAGCCACTGATGGATAAGCAACAGATTTTCGATGCAATAGTGAGCCTCAAACCACACCAAAGAAAGGAGCTTGGTATCTATGACTTAAAGGGCATAGGTGATGCTTTGCGGGAGTCTGGCAGAAAAATCTCGACCAGAAGCATACAACGCATGGTCTATGAAGTTCCGGATTTCCCGGTCATCAAAGAGGGCGGCCACAGCAAACGCCAACGAATGTTTTTCAGATTGGCTGATGTTGAGGCTCACTTGGATCGTCAAATTAACGCGCTGAAAAAGCATTTTGGAGAAACCGATGGCAAATGAACCTGTCGATATCGGCACGCCGTATGTCACCCGCGAGGACATGCAAGACAGCATCAATGAATTGTATGTGCGAGTGGATCATCTGCAACGCACGGTAGACAAGAACAACGAGAAGGTAGCTGACATGGAGAAGGCTTTGGCTCTGTTCGTTCACTTAATCTCAGACAAACTTAACATCCAAACAGGAGAAAATAATGAATAAATATCGCACCAGCGCCGGATATGTAGGCGCAATCGTTATCGCAAATATAGGGTTTACCTACATTCCTATGATCCCCTTGCCAGGTGGCGAAATGTTTGCACCCATGAGTTTGCTTGTTGGCTTTGTGTTTGTCTTGCGAGACTTTGCACAGCGCGACTTGGGCCACAAAGTATTCATTCCCATGATTGTAGGCTTGGTTTTAAGTTACCTGCTTGCAAACCCATTTGTGGCTGTTGCCAGTGCGGTAGCATTTGCCATTAGTGAACTGGTGGATTGGGCTGTCTACACTTACAGCGGCAAGCCACTCAAAGAGCGTATTCTTATCTCATCAGCAGTTAGCACACCGGCAGATAGTGCGGTGTTCATGCTCATGCTTGGCTTCTTTAGTTGGTATGGGTTTGTTGTGATGGTGGTGAGCAAAATGCTTGGCGCCTTAGCAGTTTACTACATGCTCAAGAGGAAAAGTGATGCGTCATTCGTATAGGGTTTGTTTTGCACGTTTGTGTCCTGTCGATGATTCTACCATCCGCTACGTGTTGGAGTTATGGTCACCTCGCAAGGTCTTGGTTGAAGATATTCAAGCTGCTTGTGTTGGAAATCACGAGCCAATTTTCCAAGAGGACTTGGCGACGTTTCTCTCTCAAGAATTTTTGTTAGAGAGTGGGCGTCTGACCGCAACCCACAACACTGTCGAAATCGTTTCGGAGTGGGAATCACTGTGATTCACTATCACGGCACACCAATGACGCCAAAAGAGATGTTGTACCGCATGGCTGGGAAACATTTGTGTGTGAGTTTTGCCAACGCATATCAGGCAAAAACTTGCATGGAAATCGGACAATCAGTCATGTGGGACAACGGTGCATTCACAACCTACACGCAAGGCAAACATCTTGACCGCACCAAACTTTATCATTGGCTTGAGAATAAAATAGCACACCCACATTGGGCTGTGATTCCAGATGTCATTGGTGGAGATGAAGAACAGCAGAGAAATTTGCTTTCGGAATGGCCGTTTGGACCGGAGTTTGGAGCGCCTGTCTGGCACATGGATATGTCTTTTGACTATCTGATGTATCTCACAGATCACTACTCCAAGATATGTTTTGGCTCCAGCGGTGAATATTGGAATGTTGGATCAGATGCTTGGTGCGCTAGGGCAGACGCAGCGTTCAACAAACTAGCACAGAAACATCAAAGAATGCCTTGGATACATATGCTCAGAGGCTTGTCTCTAGCCGGTGAACGTTGGCCTTTTGCGAGTGCTGACAGTGTAAATGTATCACGCAACTTCAAAGATTACGGTCGATGCCCAGAGCACATGGCGAGAAAAATTGATGGCGTCCAAACACCATTGTTTTGGGAGCCACACCCTGTACAACAGTCAATGTTTGGGAGAGAAATATGACAGACCTAAAACCAACAATGGCCCTAGTCGCTGAGTTGAACGACACTCATGGCGTGAGACAAAAGGGCGGCAAGAAGTACACCCAGGTGGTGCATCGGATGGAAGCGTTTCGTCAGGTGCATGGCACTGACTTTGGCGTAGACACACACATACTGGTAGACGACGGCCAGCGTGTTGTCGTCAAGGCCACAATACACAACATGGATGGCACGATTGTCGGCAGCGGCATGGCAGAGGAAATCAGAGGACAGGGCAACGTCAACAAGACATCAGCCTTAGAAAACTGTGAGACATCTGCCATTGGGCGTGCCTTGGCATCCCTTGGCCTTGCTGGTGGTGAGTATGCGTCCGTTGATGAGATAGATGCAGCACACAGAAAGCATGACACCATCAACGAAAACATCATTGAGCTACAGCGGCAAGCTGAAGTCTTCCTGCCAGAGTTCGATCAGAAGGGCTTCAACGATTGGATGAACAGTGAGTTCACCAAAAAGTGGATGCAGGTCGCTGGGCGCGAACACCCAGACATCTATCAAGAAATCAAAACCGCATGCCAAGATAAGAACAAGGAGTTCAAAAAGAATGGCTAGACGCTATGAAACCATCACTTACATCAAGCTTTTTGCAAACACTGATGCTAAAGCAAAGGCACAGTATAGCAACGGCAACTGGCAACCTTATTCGTTTGAGTCGAAAGCTCCTGCTGACATCATGTTCAGAGAGGGCCAGCGCCACCAAGTGTCGATGTTCGTCAACGAGGACAATACTATCTCTATTCGTATCTCAAGAGTTACCGAATACGAGGGTGAGGACAGTATCGCTGACGGCATATCACAAAGGGCCATGAAGCCTATCGGCAACGTCATCAGTGCCAAGCACGCTGCGCCACAAACCAAAGGAGAGGACGATGACCCAGATATCCCCTTCTAGCGCCATTCTAAGCCCCCGTGAGGCGGCTCTGATACTATTCGGTACTGACAAGCGCTCCAAGGTGCAACACCTGCGTAGCCTGCTTCAAAAGGGCGTTATCAAGGGATACCAGTTTCAGGGCAGGTGGTACATCACTGCAACAGAGATAGAGAGGATCACAGATGGTGGGGCCGACCTTTCTGATTATACCGCGTAACGATGGGGTCACGGTCAGCATTGACGGAGTTCTTAGAACCAAAGAGATGAACGCCACACAAATGCTGAACCTCGCGTTGCAATGTCTCAACGCCGGATTGGAGATGAAGAGAAATGAAGAAGCGCAGCAAACAGAAGACACGGAGGAGGAGCCTTCCATTTAACTGCGCCCGATGTCAGAAGGCTTGTGACTATACCCATGATGATTGGGTGTCACTTGCCTCTGGCGAGGATATCTGCTGGGCGTGCTACACCAGCAAGACTAAGTAATCACATCCTACGCTTTGGCTTTTTGCCAGCCTTCTTCATCGCTATAGCTGTAGCTGCTTGCTTCTTGGCCTTGGCACTCTTCTTCTTCATGCCGCCGCCTGGTTTCATCTTTCCATAGTGTCCTGGCATTATGCTTTTCCCTTCTTGGCTTTGTTGCGTTTGGATATTGCTGCCGCCTTCTTCCTAGCGTCAGCCTTGCTGCTTGCACCCCATGCCCTGAGAGAAAGCAGAAGCCTGGTAGGTTTGCCCTTCGCATCTCGTTCTGGCCCCTTTGCATTGCCCATGCGTGCTAGAAAACTAGCCCTGCGTGGGTTGTCCCCACTCTTTACAGGGCGCTTCAAGTTTGCACCTGTGGTTCTTTTGAAAAAGTCCCTGCCCTTCTGGTTTAAGCCACCTTTGGGATTTTGAAACCTTTTAGCTACCATCTGCGACTGCCCGAATCCTATCACTGATGCGCAAAGCACGATGCGGGGTTTGTTCTTTTGCCCAGCGACTATCGAGTATTTCGTCAGCCAAGGCTGACCAGTTGCCTTCGTTTGCAAACGCAACAGACTTTTTGAATTTGCTGAGAGTAGGCCGACCAAGCTGGAACGCCATGTTCGCCAAGCAAAGCTGTATCTCTTCCGGCATGTTGTCAAAGTCCTTGAATATTATCCGGCAGTCATCAATCGTAACGTCTATATCACTATCAAAGGCCTCATTGATTCGGTCGTCACTAACCTCTGTGCCAACCGGCAACGGCCATTCAGGGTCGTCCAGGGTCACAAGGTGTCCGATCCCCAAAGTTTTGTGCCCAAGAGAGCATAAATACAAAGAGTTTACACGCCCCTCGTCGCTGGCAATCTGTTCGCGTAGCACTTCTAAATTCATGCCCTTGCTTTCTTCTTCTTGCCCTTGCGCAGCTTGGCAAAGTCAGCGCCAGTGATCTTGTTGCGTGGCGCAGCAACCTGTGCAAGTTTCTTTTGCTTGGGAGACAGTTTCTTACCAGGCATCATGTTCTCCTTTTACGCTTTGGCTTTTTCAACAAAGACTCAAGCATTTTGGCTTGCCCCGCGTGTGCTTTGGATGCACCGCGCAGCTTCTTGGCAACGGTCTTCACCTTTGCCTTTGTGGCTTTCTTCATCATGCTTTCTTGCCTTTCTTTTTACGCAGCAAGTCGGCGTCTGCCTTTCTCGCCCCGCCCTTGCCCGTGGCAAACGAACGAACACGACCGGCCGCCCACTGATGCGCAGAAACCTTGGGTCTACTGCCCTGGGAATAGTATGCACCCAAACCCCTGGAGTACACCTTACTGAGAGTTGACTTGGATATGCCAGAAGACTTGGAATATTTGGCGATGACGGCTGCTTTGCTCATCCGCGACTCCTCTCCCTGCTAATGCGATCCATCATAGCTTTGGTGAGTTTGCCTTGTTTGTAAAGACGCCGCGTGCGCTTGATTTCTTCTTCGCGCTTCTTAGGATTTTTGGCACCGCGCACATATTTTTTTGGCACACCGCCCTTTGTCTTGGGAACTTTTGGAAACTTGCGCTTCATTTTTTCAGCCCCTTGATCCCTCTCAAACCAAATGACGCAGCGATACTAGCATACATGGCCCACTGGAACCAATCAGGGGTGGATTCCAACACGGCAAAGCCCTGATTGACATACGGCTGCATGGGCGGGATGAAGCACATGCCTATGATTACTATGAACAAAATCGTCCAGGCTTCATCCTTCCAGCTATCCTTGCTGGCTTCAGCCATGATCTTTTCCCAGCCAGCTTCATGTGTGGCGGCAACTTTCATCACCTCTGCTTCAGCCTCTGCTTTGGCAACCTTGACCCTAGACTGTGCAGCCTTCTCCTCTGCCTTGCCTTTGAGCCAGCCACCAGCAAGCTCTGTGATAGCCGGTATCAGTGCTTGTAACATCAGTGCTTCTCCGAGTTCAGCCAGACTGCCAGACTACCTGTCATGGCACCTGTAACCACTGATATCAGCGCACTTTGTTGCGTAGACAAATCCGGTTGCGACAGCGCCCATTCAATACAGCGCACATAAACACCTGTCATTATCAGCATCATAAAACGCGGTAAAATGCGTAACTCCAGCATCTTCCTTGCTACATCTTCTACCGTCATCACTGGCTCTCCTTGATGGCCTCTAATACATCATACACATTGGGTGGCGGCGGCTGATCTGGGTTCCACTGACACAAATACTCACGCGGCTTCCACTCGCCATACTCAAAGAACAGCGTTTCCTGTGTATTGTGCGCACCCCTGAACACGCAAGCCTCTTGCGTTTTGTTGATCTTCATACATTTCACAAGCCTACACACAGTCATGTCATTCGCCCAATCATTGGCCTTGGCCGAGTGTGACTTGAGAAGCAAGACAAAGGATGTAAGGACGGCCATACCTGCGCCAATCATGATCGTCCAGGCGACAATCTCTACGAACTTGCGACGGCGCTCTCTCTGTCTGTAAAGGGTTTCCTGTCTACGCTTGCGAATCTGGCCTTCCATTTTGACCAGTTCTTCCCACTTGGACCTGCCTAGCGTGAGGCTAATCCATTGTTTAAGCTCGTATCTTTGCTGTTCCGCTTTTTGCTTGTTTGCAAACGCAGTGATGGCCTCTTGCTCTACGCTTTGACCGGCAAACAGTTTCTTGAATATGGGGGGGTTCTTGGCCTCTTTTTCGGCCTGGTCTAGGTCAGAAAGCGCACCCATCCAACGGGACAAATCTCCTGCCATTGACTCTAAATCGCGCCCAATAGCAAAGCCCTTCTTGAGGGCTGAAAAGGCGGCAGAGGCAGTTGCCATTGCTGATATTGGGTCCATCAGTAGACCTTTGTGTTTTCGTCTACCACTTTTGGCAGACAGTAAGCGGTGATGTTCTGTCCCTGTTTGTGCAGTCTCTGTGCAAAGTACACGCAGTCATCAACACTGCGAAAATACATATCATTACTAACGAGCCGTTTATCCTCACCTAGCCCAACAAAAACAAACAAAAGAAAGACATGGATCATTCATTAATAATAATTCCTAACAACAAAACAATCGTCGTGCCAGCAGTGCCAATCATAATATGCTCAATACGCTTGATACGCAGGATTGTTTCCTTCCAGCGTTCAGCGCACACCGCCTCATGGGTGTCGAGTTCAGATTTGATGGATGTGACGGTGGGCTTGCTCATGGTTTTGTCGGCCACTTTACATTATCGAGGCTGGTGGCATTGTCTGTGATGTCACGCAGAGCTTGACGATATGTTGTTTGCTCAGTGGTCATAGTCAAATCGCTGCTGGCCCACCAATCAGTTTCAGCGAGTCGATTGTTACGCTCTTTGCGAAGGGCAGACAAGTTCCGCTCAGCCGTGCCATCTGCCCACGCTTTTTCTTCTGCCTGACGCGCTGCAATCTCATCAGCAGTCATATCAACTAACTGTTCGTTTAAATACTTTTTCATTTTACCACCCCATAAAGAGTGAATGTGCCTGCCTCAATATTTCCACTGCTGCATTTGAATTGTAACCCGGTGATGACTTGGAAAGAGC